TTGTGAGACGCTCAATAATGGTATCAAGCTCCGGTAGCCAGCGGTGCTTGGGGTCCAATTTAGCTAAACCATTCCTGCGCTGCGTAGCTACAGAACGGATAGCCAATACGATTTTGATGTCGGCGGGGATAGGAGGCGGTAGCTGTGCAGCCGTTGTTCCAGCCAAATCCCGGTCATACGGATCACTCGACTGCGCCAACACCTTTACGCGGGTGCGCTCCGACTGACTCATAGCCGCCAAATGCATTGCCATCGACAACTTCTGGGTATGATTCGTTTCCGCTTCATTGATTAGATCGGACAATACCCCGCGATCATCGTTGTTTATCTTTTTTAACACTTCGTCCAACTCAGCACTCTCGACTTTCTTTTTTGCTTCTTTCAATGACAGTGTTCCATTGATCACAGGTTCCACGAGTTCAGGCTTCTGCTTCCGTATCTTCTTCGCGTCCTGCACATATCTTGCGCTTGTTTGAAAAGTTTTAGCAGCTTCATCGCGTGACTGAGAACCTTCAGGCATTTTTGCCTGAATGTTATCTAAGTCCATCCGCGTCCCCTGCCTTTCGCGAGCTTCTGCTTCCAAGATATCCAAGATATCTGGATCTGCTGCGATCATCGCACGTTGCTGACTTGTGAGATGTCTGCGCTGAAGATTTGTCGAGACAATCCACTCGCCAGCGGTTACACCATCAGGTGCATCCCATTCGATTTCCGTGGGTGTGATGCCCAACTCAGTGCACGCTCTGACACGGTTACGTCCGTCAAGCAATCGGTTTTCGTGGAACACCACGGGATGCAGTTGACCATGACTTTCTATGTCCTTGACAAGCTCTTCGTAGTCTTGGCCTAACAGCAACGGAAACTTGTCTGCTACTGGATGAATATCAATCATGAACAGTTACCCCCTCTTAGGTTGGAATCAATAATAGTCTGCTTTACGGCCTGGTAGCAACTCGTCCATCGGATAGTCGCTGTGCATACTGATGAAACCGCCTTGCCTGAATCTGATCAATGCTTGTGTCGCGGAATCGACCAAGTCATCATGATCACCAAACGGAAATGCCGCAAATTGTTCTATGACCTCTTCGGCCCAACGTTTCTTCGGAGCATAAACGTGCCCACTAAAAAAAAGATCAGATACTGCATTCACTCTAGCAACCTTGTCCTTGCCTCTACCCGGCGTGTATTCCGAAACAGGAATACCGATTCTGCGAAGCTCAAAAATAAGTGGACTACCCGCAGCTTTCGCTTCCACGATAAAGGCATCGGGCTCGTATTCCTTGTACATCTCATACGCACGGACCTTCAGATCGGGAAACTCTAGGCGTTCTTGCAGCGCATCCAGCAGAACAATCTTGGCATCACCGTCTTCCGTATAGAAAACACCCCATGTAGTGCAAGCACTGTAATCGGCTGTTTCCTTCGCTAGGAACGCGGTATCCCAGGATTGGATCACAAACTCGCAGTTCGGCGGATCTTTTTCCGTCCACTCCTTCCACCACTCCCGTTTGATGAGTGCGCCTTCTTCGGAAGTCGGATCTTGCTGGTACTGAGCACTCCACTTGGGTAACGGAAGTTCTGCTCTGAGTGACTCAAGCTGATCCAACGGCCAGAAGCCGGGCCACAGTGGTTTACCGCTAGGTAGGATCGCGGGCAATTCGATGATCTCCCACTCGTCTGCGCCTCCTCTCTGGATAGACGCTTTTAGTATGCTGCCCGTTAAATCCTTTTGCGACCAGCGCGTCATCACCAAACAGATCGCGCCACCAGGCTGTAACCTCTGACGAGGACCGGAAGTGTACCACTCGTAAGTTTTGTTGTAGACATCGGGATCGTTCAATGCCGCTTCCTGCTCAGAATGCGGGTCATCGACAATCAGGATGTCAGCACCTTTACCTGTTACCGCACCACCTACCCCGATAGCGAAGTAGTCGCCTTCCTTGTTCGTGTTCCAGCGTCCCGCAGCTTTCGAGTCCACACTAAGCGCGACACCCGGAAATATCTTGGAATACTCAGCAGATCCGACAAGGTTACGGACCTTACGACCGAAACCAACCGCAAGTTCCGCTGTATGAGCAGTTTGAATTACTTTACGATCAGGGAACTTTCCCAAGTACCAAGCCGGGAATAGATGCGAAGCGAACTCCGATTTGGTATGACGCGGAGGCATGTTGATGATCAAACGCTTCAGTTCACCTGACGCAATACGATTAAAAGCATCCGCCATCACACGATGGTGGTTGCCCTCAATGAACGCAGGCCAGACCTCCCTCACGAATGCCAGGAAGTCCTCGTTCGACTCCTCTCTGATACGGGCACTTGATAATTCGTCCAGCAATGAAAGAATCTCATGCTGCCGTTCAGCAGGCAGTGAACCGATCTGGTTTTGTATCGCAGCAATATCCACTTTCAAAAATTACACAAAAATTTTTCCCGTGAAAAGAGGGGGGTCTAATTCTGAGAAAAATACCCCCCCTATACTAGTACTAGTATATACCAGTTAGCTAGAGCTAGACCAGATACATACCAATACTTAAAAAACCTAGATTATACCAGCTAGATAGAACCTAGATGCACCACGAAAACGAAAACGACACTTTTGAGAACGTATTTCCGAAATATCGGATTACGCCAGAAGAAGAAGCAGCGATCAACAAGGCCGTGATCGCATACCAGATTCATAAATTCAAAAATAGAATCGTGAGAGATAAAAATGAAAAATGGTCCAGTGAAGATTATCTAGAAGCATATCCAGAATATTTCGAGAGACACGGCAATAATAAACTCAGATCGAAAGGAAAAACCGCTTCGGACATCATAGATGATTACTTCATTGAAAAAGGTGAAAGTACAAACAACAAACGTTGGTATAATTTAGTAAGATGTGTTATCGCAATAGGTGAACACATAGCAAAGTATGAAATGGAGCTATAGGACGAGCAAAACCGTCCTTTACATGGGCGGGGGCGGCGCGAAAAAAAAGGGGGGGTCCGGGGTACCCCCTTCGGCTTTTCTACGGTTTCGGTTTTTATTCGGGCCACAGCAGTTTCGGGTTCTGTTCGGGTATGGATTTAGTCATATATGGTAAGGTGTGGTAATATTGGCTTGTTATCGTTTGCTAAGTCGTTGTCTAGCAACGACTTACAGTCCTTGACCCATAGCCCTACTTAGAGTAGCTTCATTCCGTCACCACAAGACAGCCCGCCAATGAGGCGCACTTGCGCTCACCGGGACCGGATGGTGACTCCTTTGGCTTCGGGGCTCTTGCTTCACGATCTTTCACGAAAGATCAAAAAACGAGGGTTTTCATATGGTCATTACTGACCTGCTGTACGGTTTCACCGTCGAAGCGTTCCAAGGCTTAGGCATCGCGCTAGATAGTTCCGCCATTGCTGGCGGTACTGCTAAACGTGCTGGCGAGACTTGGAACCGGTTAGCTTGGGATTACATCAGTCCGTTAGTTGCTGGACTATGTGCCTCTGCTATTCCATCGCTGGAGGGAATGCAAGAAGATGCTGAAGGTTTACCGCTCTATGTGGTGATCCAAGAAGCTTCTGAAGATGAGGATGGTAACGCCATTCCTGAGATTCAGGCTTGCGTTTTCTACCTGCTGTACACGGAGATTGGCAACTCTGCTCGCATAGCCCAAAAGGCTAGACATGAGCAAGAGAAAACCAACCCGGACACGGTTGCCAAGGAGAGAAAGTTGCTAGACAACGCGATCTCCCGACTCAACCGACCAATGAGGAACCTAGCCGACGTTTTCCGTGTCGGAACGCATGTGAGTAGCGTAGTTGAGCATCTGTGTTCCGATACGCCAAGCTGGACAGGTCTAACCGCTGTCGCGGAAGTGGCAACTGAGGACCACATGTTTAGCGAAGCGAACGGAAACATGAGTTTTCAAACTAAGGATGCTGGCGGATTCGTTAATCAGCATAGCGTCAATAGTTTGAGACCAGAACGCGACGATATCGCGAACGTTGAGGCGCAACTAGCCACAATGAAAGCGAACGTATCCAAGCGTGAAGCTGGCGCACGGAGAGCGTACTACGCTCAGTCTGAAGTTGCGCTGTTGGTTCCTGACAACCGCAAGAAGGTTGCGAAAGAAGCACCTGCTGAAGTCAAGCAAGGTGAGGCGATAACCGCGATCTTCGACCGGGGCTTGACTGCTGATGAGCGTGAAGCATTGCACACCCAGCAGGTAGCACTCGCAGTATAGTTCTTAACCGCGAGAGCTTCGAAGCCAAAAGGTATATAATAACGAAGTAGCAGTATGGGGCGAATGGTTTGAAGCCATCAAGAGGTTCCGGTTCGCAACCGGGCGGGGGTGCAAGTCCCCCCGAACCCCTTTTTTTTATTTTTTTGTTTCTTTCACGAAAGATCCTAACCCAGTCAGTCAGTCAGTCAGTCAGCCAGGCCGTAACTTTCACGAAAGTTCGTTCGACAGCAAACAAGCCAAGGTTCTTTCTAAGGGTGCTATCAATTAAAAAGCTTCTCTAACTTCTCAGTCAGTTCCGCTTCTATTTGACTGGCTGTACGGTTCTCAACGACTACGGTTTGAGTCGAGTCAAACAGACCTGCACCTTTACCTAATAGTTCTAGTGCCCGAACACGGGTTGAGGCAGGGTTGTCAATGTCTAGTGCTTCTTCTTTCAATCGTTCAAGTATCCAAGTCTGCTTTGAATGTTCGTGGGCTTTGGTGGCTGTCCGATTGTCGGCTCTAAGCAAGTCAACTTGAAGTTTGATATGCTCTTTTTTCATGAGCTTGTAC